TAAAACAAACTGGGCCAGTTATGGCCGCGGGGAACTGGAATACGTGGTTAATAATACCGGGCATTTCAGCGATGATTTCAGCAGCGATTTTTACAGCATCAGCGATGGGTACGAACTGGTTTTATACAGCAATACAATAAACATTGATACTGCCCTTGAGGTAGAAATTATATGAGTATACCCAATACCATACCAGAATTTGTACACGAAGATGCCCAGCAGGTTCTTACCGAAATGAAGGCTGATATAGAGATACGCCTAAACCGTACACTTGCCCCTGCTGATGTGGAAATGCTGATCATAAACGCTTTTGCCTACAGGGAAATGCTTTTACGTGCCAACATTAACGATACTGCCAGGCTAAACCTGGTTGATCTGTCCCGTGGCACTATGCTCGATTACCTTGGCTCACTGGTTGGTGTTACCCGTTTACCTGCATCCGGTGCAGTATGTACGCTTATTTATACATTGGTGGCAGGGCATACCGGTGTTACCATTCCTGTAGGCAACCGCATACAGAGTGTGGATGGTAAAGTGATCTTTACCACTACGCAGGAACAGATCGTTGCCACTGATACTTTTACAAAAAATGTACCCGCCGTGGCATCACCGGCCGGTAAGGTTGGTAACGGTTATGCACCAGGCGATATCTCTGTTATAATAGATCCGCTGGCTTTTGTAACAGCTGTGGCAAATAGTGCCGAAACCGAAGGCGGTGCTGATGATGAAACCGATGATGAATTCAGGGAGCGTATAAAACTTGCACCATCAGCTTTCAGTGTGGCAGGTCCCACAGGCGCTTATAAGTATTGGGCAAAAACTGCCAGCCCGTCTATTGTAGATGTGGCGGTAACCAGTCCTGCACCCGGCGATGTTAATATTTATCCGTTACTGGAAAATGGCGGCATACCCGATGCACCTATGCTGGATGCTGTTAATGCTATTGTTAATGATGAAAAGATAAGGCCGCTAACCGATACCGTTTATGTTATAGCTCCTACCAGTGTAGATTTTGCTATTAACGCCAGCCTTATAAAACTGCCCGATGCCGATACGGATGATATTGAAGCGGCCGTGGCGGCAAATTTGGCAACCTATGTGGCCGACCGGATAAACCGGCTGGGTATAGATGTGGTACGCAGCCAGATAATTGCCCTGTGTATGGTACCGGGTGTGTACGATGTAACACTAACAGATCCCGTGGCAGATATAGTGGCTACCGAAGATGTGTTTACCAACTGCACTGCCACATCAGCAATAGTAACAGGCACACACGATGAGTAATGATAACAATGTAATATTAGCCGATAGTGTAGCCTACCTGCCACATATAGCCGCTTTCGATCTGTTGGTAAAAAAGCGGTTTAGTGAGTTGGAAATGGATAAGCTGCTGATCTATTTGATAGATACGGTGGATGAAAGCGCACTGGTGTTTTTGGCAAACCAGTTTGATGTGATGGGTTTTAAAGGTTTTGGCCTTGCCCATACCGTTGCCGAAAAGAGGGAAGTGATTAAAAAGGCTATTGAACTGCACCGGTACAAAGGTACCATTTGGGCAATAAAGCAGGCACTGGCCAACATAGGTTATCCATTGGTAAATAGCGCTGGTGTAGAGGCTTTAATAATAACAGAGCATGTAGGCGGCCATTGGGCAAGGTTTAAAGTAACGATAGAACTGGGTGGTAATCCCATCAGCGTTGCATCAATAGCCGAACTGGTGAGGATGATAACCGAGTATAAGAACACCCGAAGCTGGCTTGATGAGATAAGTTTTACGCTGGCGCTGGAAGATGAAGCGGTGATAACGGACGAGAGTACAGAGAACGAAGCGGTAATAGATACGGATACTATAAATGCAGGTGGCAATTTTAAATACGATGGAACAGAAACCTATGATGGCACAAACAATTACAGCCAGGATACGGATATACTGACCATCACAATTGTATAAAGATGAATAACACAGAAACGATAATTGTAAAAGGCAGCTTTACCATGCAGTGTATAGATGCTGCTACCGGTAAAGTTATTGAAACACTTACCGAACCAAACCTGGTGGTAACACTTGGTAAAACCAACCTGTGCAAACTGATGGGTGGCGATGCTGCAGGTGATGTGATAACACAGATCGCTATTGGCGAAGGTACCGCTACTCCCGATGTGGCTGATGTTGGTCCTTTAACCAACCAGTTTAAAAAAGCATTTGATACCACCACGTACCCGGATGTTAACAGTGTGCTTTTCAGCTGGACTATTGATACCACCGAAGGTAACGGGTTAAGCATAACCGAATTCGGGTTATTAAATTCAGCCGATGTGCTGATGGCCCGTAAAACACGCAGTGCAATTGTTAAAACCAACGCTTTCAGCATTGTAGGCAGTTGGAAAATTTATATAAACTAATGGCAAATTTAACCGAAACCGAAACCTTTGATGCCGGTGTTTACCAGGTTGAAACAACCGACCTGGTACTGGGCGGCGCTGGTGCAATAGCCAACGTACAGCCACAGGCTCTGGCTAACCGAACAAAATATTTAAAAGCACACCTGTACAGGCTGGCAAGCGTAGCGGCTGTTACTGCTAATAAAACACTGGTAGCTGCTGATGCCAACATACTGCAGGAACTTACCGCCACCGGCCATATAACCATTACTATGCCATCCGTAGCCACCACTACTGTTGGTGATCGTTTTCCGTTAAGCAGTTTAATGACAGCTGCTAAGTGCGCTACCATCAGCGCTGCTGATACCATTAAATATGGTATAGGAGATACACGTACACTCATGTATATGTACAGCGGCGAAAGGCTGGAACTGATAAGTAAAGGTACTTACTGGTTGGTGGGCAGTTGCTTTGGCAACTTTGATACTGTTGGCGAAAGCTACCATGCCCGTAAACTTAAAGGCAATAACCTGGTACTGGATGGATCTGTTGTTAACCGTGCCGATTATCCAAGGCTTTGGGAGTTTGTGCAAACACTAACTACCGGGCAGGAAGTGGTAACCGATGCCAACTGGCTGGCTGGTACCGGTGGTAATGTAAATGCTTATCGTGGTTGCTTTAGCCTGGGCGATGGTTCAACTACTTTTCGCCTGCCTGATGAACGTGGTTTATTTGATCGGTCCCTCGATCTTACCCGTGGTTTGGATACAGGCCGCATACACGAATATGCCGGCGGTTTGGAAGAGGATGTTTTTGAAGCACACACACATAATACTGTAGTGCCTTATGTGCAACACACAGCATCGGCTGCTACTATTGGTGTTACTGATGGTCCGCCGGTATCGGCATTGAATGTAACATACGCATCAACATCAACCGGCAGCACTGAAACACGCCCTAAAAATATTGGTAAAATCCCTTTAATACGTTTCTAATTATGAAAAGAATATTTTTTTTACTGCTCATAGCTAACAGCTTACTGCTAACAGCTTCTTATGGCCAGGTGATCACTGATACCGCAGCCCTGCGTGCTGCTATCAATACTGATATAGTGCCCAATGCTTCTGGTGGTATTACTGCTACAAAACTTAACAGGATATTACTGGGTAATATTAATGCATTAAGCAAGGTTGGTATTACCAGTATTTATTTCAGGGATGATAGTGTTTTTTATGTAAAAGCCGGTACCGAAACGCTTGCTTTTTTATATGATAGCAGCGGCCATCAAACATTTCAGAACACATTAATATTGAGCAGTGATTTAACCCAGGATAATGATATAGAAGCCGATGGTTTTGATTTCAGGATAAATGATGGTGGAGAAATAGGGTTTAGCGGCGATAGTGTTACATTATCAGCAAACGCAGGGGCAAACCACATGCATTTAAAAGGAGATTCTGCGTCCTTCAATAAAAGAATAAGTTATGAAAGCAATTTAAACGGTTCGTTTACGCTGTATTCATTGGTTACTAAGCAGTATGTTGATAGTCTTATAGCCACTGCCTCCGGTAATGTAACAAAAGTTGGTACACCGGCTAATAATCAAATAGGCGTATGGACAGGTGATGGTACTATTGAAGGATCATCTGCACTAACATTCGATGCGGCAACAGGTATTGTTACCACTCCAAAATTAGTTGCCAACTCAAATACAGACGGTGGTGGCACAAACGATGCGGCTGTATTAATACAAAGAAATATTAATGAAAACAATGGAAGCCATGGTTTTCGTGATAAAACCTTTATAACAGGGCCCCTTACTGGTACTGCATCTTTTGATGCAGAAGCTACAGTTAACACTACAAACGATACATTAGATCACATGGTAGGCTTTCAATCAAGGCATATAATAGATATGGGCGGTTCAGGTCTTTTAAATACAGCCTGGGCACATTTGGATAATACACAGTTACTTTCAAAAGTAACCAGTTTAATAGGCTTTGAAAGTTTGCCGGCAATTTTCGCAGGGGGTAGTGTAGTCAACAGGTCTGCAATAAGGGTTAAAGAATATGCAGGTTCAATAAATTTAGCTGCCAATACATACGGAATTCTTTTTGCTGATTTGTTATACAAAGCCACTGGCGATAACTTCGGCTTATATGACAATGCAGATAATAAACATTATCTGCAAAATCTTATTTTAGGTTCATCTCCTACAGCTTCTTCTGTTGCAGCTATTGTAATTAATTCAACAACCAAAGGTTTTTTAATATCACGTATGACAGCAACACAGGCAAGTGCCATCACTGCTGTTAACGGGTTAATGCTTTATGTAACCGATACTAATGGCACATTTACATCAGTAGGTTTTTGGGGGTACGAAAATGCAGCCTGGATAAAATTATAATTATGAAAAAATTTCTTTTTATACTGTTATTGTTCGCTGCTTTATCAGCATCGGCACAAAAGCGGGATACTGTTATTACAGACAGCACCAATTTTATTAATGCCACACACCTTGCCGGTTTTGTAAAATATTGTCAGCATAACCTGGTGTTTGATGAGTATAAAAAATTTTACGATGGCCTGATTGAAATGATAAGAAAAGCAGAAGCCGAATTTAAAATAAAGAACCAAAACCGAAAACAATGAAAAAGATCATCTTACTGGCCGGGCTGTTTATCTGCTCACAAGCATTCGCACAAACTTCAAGATACTTTACACTTCAGGTTATAGATAATGACCGTGCAGCTTTAAGTATAGAGGTGGATGATGGGGATACTTGTTTGGTTGTATTCGATTCGTTAGGTGCAATACGGCAATTGGTAATGGCTATAAATCATAAGTCAGGCAGAGATATAATTGATAGCAATTTGGTTATCAGAGATTCTTTAAAAGACATTAAGGAGTTGATAGTCATTTTAAATAATTGTTATAAACATGAACTGGGTTGGTATAAAAACCGGTATAAAGACCATACATCTTTTGGGCCGGGCTACACCACCACACATACAGATTTGATGATAATGATGGAAGATAGAAGACATAAATAAATAAACTTTTAAAAATAAAAACATGAACACAGAAAAATTAAACGCAGTTGATAACAATGGCGCTTCGCTGGTACGCAACAGCGGCCATACCGAAGAAGCTAAAGCTACAGGCACATTTGTAGCCGAATGTTTTGATGCGGATGGTAATCTTAAATGGCGTGATACCTTTAAGAACACCGTAACCACCGTGGGTAAAAACCTGGCGCTGGATACTTTCCTTGCAGGTAGCGGATACACGGTGGTTGGTCCGTATATGGGCTTAATTTCCAGTACCTCTTATTCGGCCATTTCTGCTGCCGATACAATGAGCAGCCATGCCGGCTGGCTGGAAGCAGGTAACGCCAATGCGCCAACCTATACCAGCCCACGCAAAACCGCCGCATGGAGCGCTGCCAGCAGTGGCAGTAAAGCATTAAGTGCTGCACTGTCTTTTGCCATTACCGGTACGGGTACGGTTAAGGGTTGTTTCCTTGTGTTTGGCAGCGGCGCTGTTACCACTATTGATAATACCAGCGGTACGCTGTACAGTGCAGGGTTGTTTACCGGTGGCGACAAAGCTGTGGTAAATACCGATACCCTTAATGTATCGTACACAGCAAGTTTATAAACCATTAAAATAATTTGCTATGGCAGATGAAAAAATAACGCAGTTAACTGCTAAAACCTTACCGTTAAGTACCGATCTGTTACCCATGGTAGAAGATCCTGCAGGCACACCGGTTACAAAAAAAGTAACCATGGCCGATGCTTTTGGTGTTATTGCAGCCTGTTCGGGCGATGCCATCACATCCACATCGCTGGTAAACGTAGCTGGTATGACGGTACCATTAACATCAGGAACCTGGATGTTTGAAGCAATGGTAAGCTGTGCCAGTTCATCCACGGCTGGTGGCAGGTTTGGTGTACAGTATTCAGGTTCTACAACCTCTGTAAATGCGGTGCAATCGGGGCAGTTATCTACCACCACACTGTCAGCCACAGCTCGTATAACAGCATTGAATACAAGCAGTACCATTGTAGGCACCACGGCCAATGCAGAGTTAATGATCAGGATATTCGGCAAAATAATAGTTACTACAGGTGGTAATTTAACCATACAGGGGTTAAAGGTTACATCAGGTACGTTCACTATAAATGCATCATCTTTTATGTGGGCTCAAAGAATTGCATAACCGGGTAACATATTATTATGGCGAATCTACTTTTAAAAGAGGATGGGGATAATCTGTTAACGGAGGCGGGTAATAATCTAATGCTCGAACCGGAGTATTATTTTAAAAAAGAGGATGGTGATTTTTTATTGTTGGAGGATGGCACAAAGCTGATACTGGAATATGCCAACACAGCGCCAACTGTTGCTCTTAATACACCTGCTGATGCAGGAAGCATTTCGGATGATACACCAACACTGGAATTTACGGGCACAGATGCCGAAGGCGATGTGATAGAATATGAAATACAAATTGATACGGTTAATACTTTTGATTCTGTAATGTAATGGCAACTTATTATGTAGATACTACAGGCAATGATTCAAATGACGGGCTTACTACAGGCACGCCATTTCGCAATTGGGAGAAACTTGCTACTGTTATGGTTGCCGGTGATATTGCTTATATACGTGGCGGCACCTATGTTACCACAAAAGCAATGAATGTGTTTCGTCATTGCGACTGGACAGGTTTAGTTGGTACTGCTGCACTTCCTATTACTATACAAAATTACCCGGGCGAAAGCCCTGTATTCGATTTTACAGGACTTGTTTGTACAGAACCATCTGGTAATGCCTTTGCCGTTTTTATGGAAAACTGCGAATTTGTAACTGTTAAAGGACTACGAATAACAGGGTTTGACCAAATTTCTGATGGTTCAGGTGTTAGTCGTGGAATAGCTATTGATGTTTCCCCTAATTGCCGCATCGAAAATTTTGAAGTTGATCACATGGGCGGTGTTGGTTTTGTTGTTGGTAATGGTAGCCATAATCTATATTTTAAAAACTGTGATGCTCACCATAATGCAGATCCATTTAGTCCGGGTGCTGAATATGGCGGTGCTGATGGTTTTGGTGTAAGTGGTGGTGTTACTTCAACTAATATAACTTTTGAAAATTGTCGTGCCTGGTGGAATAGTGATGATGGGTTTGATAATTATGGTGTTGACAGTTTAATAACATATAAAAACTGCTGGTCTTTTTGGAATGGTTATATACCGGGTACTTTTTCAACCGGTGGCAATGGAGAGGGTTTTAAACTTGGCCCTACTGCTACAATTCCCTTACCAGTTTTATCCAGGGTTTTATACAATTGTTTAGCATTTGAAAACCGACAAAACGGATTTAGTCAGAATACTGCTGAAACAATGATGTCGTTATATAATAATACATCGTATAAAAATGCGGCAAGAGGTTTTTGGTTTGCCTGGTATCCATCTTATGCACAGCCTTTTTATAATAATATAGCGTGGGATAATGCAACCGGTGAATTAGATGAAAGCGGCGGTAATGTTGGCGGCAGTAATAATAGCTGGGATGGTGCGGTTACTGTTAGCAATGCCGATTTTGTAAGCATATCTTCTACAGGTATGGATGGCGCCAGGGGAAGTGATGGAAGTTTACCTGTTTTAACTTTTATGCACCTTGCTACCGGTAGCGATCTGGTAGATGCCGGTATTGATGTAAACCTGCCTTTTAATGGCACGGCTCCCGATATGGGATTTTATGAAAGGTGGCCGCTTATACGCAAACTTTCAGAAACCGATGCCGGCTTTGCTGATATCACCAATGGTGCTGATACGAACCCTTTTGCCAGTGGTGATCAAATTGGCTTTACTGTGCAGACAGGTGATATATTACCTGATGATACTTATTATTGGCGGGTAAGGGCCAAAAACCCTTATGGTACCAATAAATATGGTGCATGGAGTGCCACACGAAGTTTTGTACTAACATCAGCAGCGGTGTATAATGATTCGGTAACAGAAACTGCGGCGGCTGCCGAAACTGAAACAAATTTACTGATCACCGGTGTGGCTGCTACCGAAAGCGGAACAGCCACTGAAACAGAAAGCAGTGTATTAATAACTGCTGTTGCTATAACAGAAACTGCTACAGGTACAGATGATACGGATGCATCTTTTCTTTTTGTGGGTGCTGCTACAGAAACCGCCACAGCCATCGAAACCCAGGATGCCATATTTGTACAGGCTGCGGATGTAACAGAACCTGTTACCAATACCGAAACATCTGTCAACTTATTAATTACACTGGCTGCAGCTACAGAGGCTGCCACCGCTACTGATACAGATGTTGTAGCACTTATCACAGATTCGGCTATAACAGAAGCAGGTACAGCCATCGAAACAGCTGCTGCTGTTTTAAACGTAACTGCCGGTATTACAGAAACCGGTACAGCAACAGAAACCGGAGCAAATTTACTGATATCTGCTGCTATCATCACAGAGGCTGCTACGGCAAATGATGCTGTAATAGCAGCTAATGAAGATGGAGTGATAGAACTGGCAGGTGCAAGCGATATGGTTTCGGTATCAATAATAACCGCTGCTGTGGTAAGCGAACCTGCTACAGCATCCGATTCTGATACGGCTGCTTTGATAATGTTATCGGCTGCCAGCGAAGCTGCTGTAGCTGATGAAAGTGTAAGTGCCTTAAAGGTTATTGTAAATGATATTACCGAAACGGTTACTGCCATTGAAAACATTTCGGCTGCACTGGCTTTATCAGCTATAATGGCCGAAGATGCACTGGCAATTGAGCAGCAGGATGCAATAATAGGATGGTTTAATAATATACTGGAAGCAGGCAGCGCCACCGAAACATTAGCAGCCAGCGTTATAACACGTGCCAGGATACGTGAAACGGCTACGGCTTCAGATTTATGTTACCGGCCGGCATTTCCCGAAGCGTGGTACAGGATAAGCACTATCGTGGGAACCGTACAGCGGCGGTCTAAAATAACGGTACTAAAAGAGCAGGATAGTACTATTACAATCACCAGGGTTAAAAGATCAATCATATAACATGACTAATAATGTATTTACAGGGCAAAGCTACCTTACTTACAAGCTGGATACAGAAATGGATTTGAGTACCGCTACGGTAACCCTTATACTGTACGAAGATCCTAATAAAGAAAAGGGTAGCTGGGAAGCTACCGTGGAAGGCACCAAACTGGTGTATGAATTCACCGATACCGATATACTGATACCCGGCAACTGGAAGCTGCAGAGTTATGTAGAGATCGATGGTAAAAAAGCGTATGGAAATATTGTGGTTGAAAATTTTAAAAAGAATTTAAGCAGTTAACCATAAAACTATAAATCATGAAAGCACTTATTTTAATTTTTGCGGTATTTATTGTAAGCTGTAACAGCCAGGAACAACATGAGGCTTTACAAAACTATGGAGGCGATACGGTACACATTCAGAGTGTACCATCCGTAGGAACTGATTTATCTAATGCAGGGTACGATACCAGTAAGGCCAAGGTCATATTACCACCCTCAAAACAATAACAATGAACACCGAAGAAAAACTGGAAGAAATGGAAAATAACATTGAGCAGATCATGAGCGCCCAAAAGGAAAACAGCGATAAGCTTGATGAGGTACTGGACTGTTTAAAGGGTAATGCAATGGGTGGCAATGGTCTTGTAAAAGACTTTTACCTGTTAAAAGATGATGTTCAAAAACTAAAGGATGACCGGAATACCGAAAAAACCAAATCTGATATTTATATCGGTATCATTAAATGGCTGGCTGCTGTAATTGCAGCACTGGTAATAGCGTATATGTTCAACCAGGTGTATAATCAAAAACAAACAAGTTATGAAAGAGATAATCAAAGGGTTCTTTTCGGAGAACGGGCAAGGATCATCTAAAAGACTGATCGCTATTGTCATTGCCGGCGTACTGGCATGGGGTATAACCTATTCAATATGTAAAGCAGCTGATGCAGGTGAACGGTATTCTCTTGTGGTTGCCACTATGGTATTTGTATTGGTATTAACTGGTGTGGCTACAGTTCCACAGATAGTTACGCTTTTACGTGGCGGCTCCCCTGCAAAAGATGAGGGCAATACTTTAGACAAAAATAAAACCGATTAGTGTAATGAAAAAACAAACCATCCAACTGATCATTGTAGGGCTGCTGATGATGTGCTTTGCAAGCTGCAGTACCAGCAAAAAAATAAAGAACTACAGCAAAACAACTGTTGATAGTACCAGTGTTGTAAAAGTTGACAGCAGCGGTTTAAAAACCACCGACAGCACATCGGTTAAAAAAGATAATACCGTAACGGTTAAAGAAACCGATGGTGATTATACCAAAGAAACCATCTTTTGGTTTGCAGATCCTTTACCAGATACTGCTACCGGTATAAAATACCCGATTCCTGCAGGTGATTATTTTGCAGTCATTAAACCGGCGGTACTTAAAAAAATCACCATAAAAGAAACCGGCACTTTAAAAACCAAAGAAACAATCTCTGCCAATACCATCGACAGCAACAGGGTAGTAACTACCGAAGCTGCCACAGTAAAAAAAGAAGCTGCAACTGATGTTAAAAAAACGATCGTTACAAAAGATAAAGAGGTAAATCGTACCAGCTACTGGGGTTGGCTGTGGATGGGTATTATTGCAGCGGCCGTGTTTGCCGTTGGCTGGTATTTTGGCTGGTGGCTCTGGCTGATCGCTTTTATAAGGCGTACACGTAAGAAAGAACAGTATCCAATAAAATATAAAAAAACACCATGATAGTTTCAAAAAAAGCAATTGATTTTATTATTGCCGAAGAGGTAAGTAGCCCTGCGGTATATAATAAAAAATACTTTGGCCTTAGCTGGCCCGGCGGCGATAGCGGTGTTACCATCGGCATTGGTTACGATCTTGGTTACCAGAGCAGCCAATCCATAGAAAATGATTGGATAAAAGAAATAGGCGCTTACCAGGTGAGCATACTACAGATGTTTGCCGGGTTGCGTGGCGATAAAGCAAAGCTGGCAAAACTGGGTAATAAACTGGCTTCGGCTATTTCAATCCCTTACACAGCAGCATACAATGTTTTTATAAAACGGTCCCTGCCGGCCTATGCCAAACGTGCATTACTTATTTACCCCGGATTGGATGAACTTACACCCGATGCTGCCGGTGCCATCGTATCGCTTGTATATAACCGTGGTAACAGTTTAGCCGGCGACAGGCGTACCGAAATGAAAGCGATGGTACCACTGGTGGCCGCTAAAGATTATGCCGGCATAGCTTTTCAATTGGATAAAATGAAACGGCTGTGGAATAATGGCCTTGTAGCCCGCCGTGAAAAAGAAGCAGCCATGGTAAAGGGTAGCCTTCGACAGTATGCCCAGGATGATCTGGTTGAAATATAAAATTAAAACTTGTTGGTTTGGGAGGCCCTTAGCTGAAAAGCGGGGCTTTTTTATGCAACAAACAATGAAAGGAGCGTGGTAATTTGTTCGATAGGGCTCCCTTGTGGTGTACGAAGGGGAATACTCCCCATTTTTACAACAGGCTGTTCAATTATGAGCAGCCTGTTTTCATTTAGCAGTGCGGCTTTCGGGGCAAAGATGGGGTGCAGGTATGGTGTTCGATAGCATTCATTGTAATAGGATAGGGAGTTATCGAACACAGTGCGGACAAACTGCTGCTGCTTATGCAATGGTAGTTTTGTAAACAGATCCTGCAGGTTTGTAAGCAGAGGTAATATGCTGTTTAATTTATCCATCAGTACCGGTGCATCTGTGTTGTTACTGAGCAGCTGGCTTTGTATTTCTGTTTGCTCACGATGCAGCGTTGTTACTACTTTTTTGTAGGTGGCCGGACTGATATCGCTTTGCAATAAATATTTCTCTTCGGTTTTTTCTATCTGGTTTTTTATGCCGGCCAGTTTAAAGGTTAGTTTTTTTGCGGTATCGTTTTGGGTTGCCATTTTTTCATTAATATTTTGCAGCAGCTTTTCTTTAAACCAGGCTAATTCCTTTGGGCTGAAACTTAGCATCTGCAACATCTGCATAAACTGTGCATGTATTTTTATTGCCGAAAAGTTTTGCCGGTTTGTTTTGCTTACATAATACCAGTAGTACCTGCCTGATCTGCTGCGGCTGTTACCTGCTGTCATTACATTACCGGCATAATCTTTTAATACACCACGCAAAAACACATCTTCTTTTGGTTGCTGGGTGTGCCCTTTGCGGCCGGTTAAAAGTTCCTGGGCTTTATAAAAATCGTATTCGCTTATGATAGGGCTATGCAGCCCCTGGGCCAGCCTGTTGGTTTCGGGTATTTTTATTTTGCCAATATAAATAGCATTACCCAGTATCTTTTGTACAGCACTGTTACCTGTTTGTTTAAACCCGAACAGCCGGGCAATGCGGCGCACCTCTTCAATACTGTTACCTGCTATATATTCTTTAAAAATGATCTGAATGTGAAATGCTTTCTCTTCGTTTACCAACAGTATGGGTTTATTCTGTTCATCACGGCCATTGGTGTAACCGTATGGCGCCATGTTTAAATGCCTGCCATTGATAGCACCCTGCAACATCCCTGCCTTTATACGTTGCCGTATGCGGTGTAGTTCCCCTTCGGCCATCATAAACCGGAAACTGCGTATCATAAATACATTAGGATCTGAATCATCCAGGTCCAGCGGTTCGCTGATATCCCGTACCCTTACATTGTATTTAGTTAACAGTTCACGGGTTTTTTGCAGGGCTTCGGCCAGGTTGCGGCTAAAACGGTCCAGGTGGTACACAACAATATACTGTGGGCGGTTCTTTTTTATGTACAGTTCCAGCTTTTTAAAATCGGCACGGTCAAAAGTATAACTGCTTTCGCCGTTATCAATAAAAGCATCTGTTTGGGTAAGGTTGTATTTTTTGCAGTAGGCGGTAATTTCACGCAGCTGGTTATCAATACTGAAACTGCTCTGATCTTTATCGGATAAACGGATATAGGGTACAGCCTCCATGTATTTAATTAATGGTATAAGTGAAATTTAAAACATCCATATCTGGATCAGGTGAGTAAGATATAGCAATATTTCTGTTTTCAAGTTTGTATTCTCTTTCAGCAGCCGATTTTGGATTTATCTTTGATACCTCAATTGTTACCCACTCATTTATAATAGGATCAACGTACTTTAACATGTATGAAATATCGGCAAAATGTTGCTTTAATTCATTCCTGTTGGATGTTATCTGTACACTATACATGATCTCTTTAATTAAATCACCTTTATAAAATACAATCATTAACAAACCGGAATGTTTTTTAAAATTCAACCGTTGCAGATCACCGGTTTCAAATGGTCCTAAAACTTCAAAACCCTTCTCCTTTGCATAAATTGTAAAATCTCTTGCACTGATATTGCGTTGTTTGGCAGTGGTTGTTTCCGGCACTGTTTTATAGCTGCGTGTTTTATAATCATACACCATCCATGTTACAAGTGCAACTGAGGCAAAAAGGGCAGCCCATGCCCAGCCATCCATTTTCCAAAATGATTTTTTTATTGTCATTTTTTACGTTTTCGTTAACATGATATTAATTACTTTAGGTTCCCTTATTTCCCACACCCTTAAAGCCCTATAAATGAAAAAGCAGCCACCAGTACCGGTTACTATTGCCCCTGTTTTAATTCGGAAATGGAAACTGAAATTTCGTCCTTTACGGCCTTTGATAGTTCGCCTAAAACCTTCGTAACAGATTCGCTTCTTTTTTCTGCCAATACTTCTGCCTGGCTTCTTAATATAACACGCATTATTGCCTTCATTTCAATCACTTCATGGGTTAAAAAATCAGCTGGATTTTCAACTTTAGATGGCGTTTTATTGTATGTAGCCGCCTGTTCCTCCATCAAATTTGATGGTTTTTCATTTTCCTTCAAAAAATTATTAATGAGAATTCTGGTAGCTTTACTAATGCTTTTATTACCCCGTTCCATTTGGCCTATCATTTCCCGTGTAATGCCCAGCCTGTCTGCAAATTCTTCCTGTGTTAGCTTGAATTTTTTGCGTATTTCCTTTATGTCTATGTTGCCTTTATTCACATCATGTGGATAAATAAAGAGAATTTAGTTATCTTTTTATTTGGAAAAGAGAATTTAGTTCCTTTATATTTGTCAAATAATAATCAAATGTAGGGTAAAAAGATAGTAAATACAATACCCCAAACTGGTTATAGAAAATTTAACCAAAAAATGATACAAAATTCACAATTGTTACTGCAAAAAAAAGAAGACCTGGTAAAACAGATTGAAGATAATTTTTTAGTGGTTGACAAAAAGGATGTGCAAAAAAAACTGGGGATGAGTAAACAGTTAATGGATTATCACCTACGATTATCCGGGCACCATACAAAAAACATGGATGTGTTAGAAAAAATAGTACTGGCACAGCAGGAATTCTTAAAATCTCAAAACGAAAGATTAGATGAACTGATGGAAACGGCCAAAACAATAACCGCATAATAAAAACCTCCAACTAATGGCTTCAAAAATTTTCTTTAGCGATGATGTAGAAGATTACATGCTGCTTAATGGGTTTAACCTTCTTGATAATAAAGGCTTGCATGATGGTATGTTATGGCACAAGGAAGGCGAAGCGGTTTACTTCTGGCAGAACCGTATAGAATACCAGCAAAAAAATGCACTGGGTGATTACCAGCTAAAAAATACTTACATCGGTTTTGATGGCCACAACATGCAGCACCTGATCATGATACTGCATTGCATGGGTGCCATAACTATTGAAAGTGCTGTAAAGCTGGCGGCGGCCCAGGAAGGTAATGTGCAGCATATAAGTAAAATACTAATGAGCATGCCGTTAACGGATAAACTAACAACACGTACTTAATGCAGGTAGCTACCACTATAATAGAAACCCCTATGCAGGATGCAGATGCTACAGAATTGCACTGGCTGGTTTTGGAATCCTTAACGGCCCTGCTTTTTGAAACCGAATAAACCGAGCGTATGATACTGATTTGCTTAATACTATGTGCAGCTGCTGTGTGTGTGATAATTGTGGCGATAAAAGTTTATAACGAAACCAGGCACTATGCAACTGACTGTAACCACAATAATTAACGGCGCTGTGGTTGATGAAGTTAACTGTACTGCATTTAACGAAGAAAGCCTGGTGAATGAAAAGGTACAGTATTATAAAGTTGATGTTTTGCAGGCGGCTGGTGTTGATGCAGGTGTATATATAAAGCGTGAAAGTAAAATGAACCATCCGGATTTTGAAAAGAATTGTATTGAGGATGTGGGGCCGGTAGATATGATGAAATAAAAATTAAAACCTGATATATGCTACAGAGAACAAAAGTATCAACACTAAAACAGGATGGTAAATTATCCTATGGTATTAAAGTTGAAACCGCCGAAGATGTATTTGTTATACCTGTAATTGATGTACGGGATTGAGAGGATGCCAGGAGAAAAGTACAGGGCATCCAAAAAAATACAAATTATACCAGAGGTAGTCGGTTTATGAAGCCATCGTATTCTGCCGGTGGTAACCGATATCAAAACAGCTTTAAAAAGTAACTGTAACCAAAACTATTGTTATGACCATTGAACAGGAACACTATAACTGGATAATGAATATTATAGACAGTTGTTTACATGATTTTCATTTTACCTGTGTTGATAAACTGATTGAATTATTTAAGCAACAGCATAATGATAAAGAAGATATGGCGGTTATGCTGGAAAAACAAAGAGCCGTACACTGGAATAATATACACTTGATATTAACATGATTTTTATATAGTTCAGGCATGATTTTTTTCATACAGCAAGCAAACGGGGGTTTGTTCTCATTCCCCCTCTTTTAAAAAAGTATTTATTAACCAAACCATATACTACCATGTACAAAAATGATCCGGGCGAAACAACTACAGAAGAAACTGTGGAAGCCCCAACAGAACAGGCTACTGAAACAACAGAGAATGAAGCGGCTGCCGCTGATAGCAGCGAAGGTGCGGAATCAGTTGATTAAGGAAAACCAACAAAAAGGCTCCCGGTGAGGGTATCGGGGGCCTTTTTAAAACCAACAATGAATGATACAGGAAGATCTATATAAGCCAGGTTGTGTACGTACCTACAGCGGTGTGTACTTTAATCTTAAAAAGCCGGTAAGTACCGATGTGTATGTGATGGATATTGCTGTTAGCCTTGCCCGTGAATGTAGATTTTTGAATGGTACTAAAAACTTTTACAGCGTGGCCGAGCATAGTGTAATGTGTGCCTTAAAGGCCGAAGAGAAATACCCAAACTTTAAAAGGTTGCCATTTGAGGCGTTGATGCATGATGCACACGAATATATATGGCGTGATTTGGCAACGCCTATTAAGGATATACTACCTGGTTACCGTGATCTGCAGCAGCGCACACAGATGGCCATAAACCAGCGGTACAATATTTACATAAGCATGGAAAACAAAAAGCTGATAGATGAAATTGATAAAGAGGTACTGGAATGGGAATGGGAAAACAAGATGCTGAAACACACCGGGCTGATAATGTCGGAAAAAGATGCCAGGGAGTATTTTTTACATCATTTTAAAAGACTGTGCCACGTGCCTTACGCACTAACACCATGAGTTTAGCTGATAATATACAAACCCATAATGATAACATCCCGCAGTTGGATCTGTTTGATACCGGCAGTACACAGTACGAAAAGTTTTTGAGGTTTCATATAAAGTATCCACAGGTGTACCGGTTGTTTGAAAAGTTTGCCATGCAGCTGATCAGTAAGGGGCATAAAACATTGGGCAGTAAAATGATCATTGAGCGCATACGTTGGGAGGTAGCAACAGAGAGCATGGATGAGGATGGGTTTAAAATAAATAATAATTACACCTGTTACTATAGCCGGTTGTTTATGAAAAACAACCCTCAATACGCTGATAGTTTTGAAACCAGGGAAATAAAAAGAGCATAATATTTTTTAAACATAAATCAACCAACAATGAGCCAGGAAACTTATTTAAAAAGCCTGTCGGCAAACGAAAGGTTAAACCATTTGCAGAACAATGCCCACAGTATTGATGAAGGTAAATATAGCCGCTCCATTACAACTGATGAAAAAACCATGCTGCGTGAAAAGCATGTTGATAACAGCATAAAGCTATCAGACCTTAAAGAAGAGTTTGATGAAGTAAAAAAAGAGTACAAGGACAATATAGAGCCATTTGTACTTGAAAATAAAATATTGTTGAGCGAAATACGCACCAGCCAGCGCATTGAAAAGGGTACACTTTATCACCTGGCCAACCACGAAGCAGGAATGATGGAAAGTTATAACGAGCATGGTGAATTGATCAGTACCAGGCGGCTACGTCCGGATGAAAAACAGGCTGGCTTATTCCCGATACCGAAAACTGGTACCAACAATTAATTTTTAACTATTCAAACCAATACAATGAACCAAAACATTAAAGTAACAACATCCGAAGATCAAAAATTATTGATCATTCGTGAGGGCAAAGCACTGGAACTTAAAGAACCACTGGTAATTAATATTACCGGCGATATTGATACCGTAAAAAACTTTGTTGCAAAGCGGTATTTAACAACAGATCCTTTAACTCCCGAAGAAAGGGCGGCTGTAAAAGCTGACCAATATAACCTGCAACAGTTCTATAAAGAAACAGCCGTGGTAACTTTCGATAAAAAGAACTTATCCATTTCGCTGGATGTAAACCCACAGGATTTTTACGGCCCAAAAATAAGCGGTAAAATGGAGGTTTCAGATGAATTAAAACCCTTCCACATAAACGAGCCGCAAACATTTAGCCGTGAGGCGCTGGTAAAGTTGCTGCGCTTTAACAAACGGTTTTTTACCGATGCTGCTGTGCATGATAATGTATTAAAGGCATTTCAGAGCCTGTCGTTAACCGGTAATACACAATTAAAAGCAGAAAGCGATACCCGTGGCAATAAAGAAGCGCAATTTAAAAAGGTGATCGACAGCCAGAACGTACCTACCACATTTTATTTAACTATTCCCATTTATAAAGGCCAGGAACCTGTAAAGTTTCTGGTAGAAATATGCCTGGACAGCAGCGAAAGCAGTGTGATATTCTGGTTTGAAAGTGTGGAGCTTGCCGAACTGCAGGCTGCAAAGGTTGAAGAGATATTTAATGAGCAGCGTACACTGTTCTCTAATTTTGTAATTGTAAACAAATAGCCATGGCCACTGTACGCTTAAAAGCCTGCACCCTTACCGAAAAACAGGAAAAATATGTAAGGAAAAATCACAGCAGCATGACCATTGTTGAAATGGCCCGTAACCTACAGAT